TGATGGTAACGGTAACTATGTTGGTTGGGCAGATATGGATGGCAAATTCTATATCGATACAAACAATGCTACAACTATGACCAAAGCAGAGTTTGTTACATATGCAACTCCTATGAATTCAGAACCAGCTGGATGGGACGCAGATGCTATGGGTGCATGGGAAGCAATCGATCTAGAAGCATGGTACGATGCATTCGTAGCAGCTAACTCGTAATTTCTACTGATATTTTTTGCCTTATAAATAGTGGTAACACTGTTATAGGATTTTAAAATGGCAAACCCTACTAGTAGAAATTCATTAATTGAATATTGTCTTAGAAGACTCGGTAGTCCAGTAATTGAGATCAATGTAGATCCCGATCAACTAGAGGACCGAGTTGATGAGGCTTTACAGTATTTTAGAGAATATCATTCAGAAGCCACATACAGAGGCTACATACAACATCTAGTAACTGCTGATGATGTAACAAATAAATATATTTCAATCTCTTCAAATGTACAACAAGTAACAAAGCTGTTTAAGCTATCAGCAGCTTTGTTTACTCGTAATATGTTCAGTATTAAATATCAAATGCATCTGAATGATATCGCTAATATGCATACCTATATTGGTGACCTAGCTTATTACGAGCAAGTACAACAATACCTGTCATTATTGGACATGAGACTAAATGGTTCACCACAAGTTGATTTTGTCAGAAAGCAAAACAGACTTTATATCCACGGTGAGTTTGAAGAAGAAGATATAAAGGCCGGTGAATATATTGTCGCTGAAGTGTATAGTGTAATCAGTGAGAGTGACCATACTGCTGTGTGGAACGATATGTGGTTAAAGGAATACACTACAGCACTTATTAAACAACAATGGGGATCGAACCTCATGAAATTTGATGGTATGCAATTACCAGGTGGTGTCCAATTAAATGGTAGACAGATATTTGAAGACGCTACACAAGAATTAGAAAGACTAAGAGAGAAAATTAGAACAGACTTTGAGCTTCCACCAGACTTTTTTATAGGATAGACAATGGCAACTAATTTTTACTTCAGTCAAAAAGTTAGATCAGAACAAAAACTTTACGAAGATATTGTTATTGAATCTCTTAAAATGTATGGTCAGGACGTTTATTATCTTCCAAGGGAGTTAGTAAATGAAGATCGTGTATTTGGTGATGATGTTCCATCTAAATTTAGCTCAGCCTACAAAGTAGAAATGTACATCGAGAACATCGAGGGATTTGATGGTGAGGGAGATTTATTTACTAAATTTGGTGTAGAGATTCGTGACCAGGCTACATTTGTTGTTGCAAGACGTAGATGGACAACAACAGTTGGCCGAGCCGATAACAATATTGACAGCATAAGACCAAGAGAGGGAGATTTAATTTATCTACCGCTCTCTAACTCTATGTTCCAAATTATGGCTGTTGAGCATGAACAACCATTTTATCAATTAAGCAATCTACCAGTATATAAACTCAGAGCAGAATTGTTTGAATATAACGATGAAGACTTTGATACAGAGATTGCAGCAATTGATGATATTGAGAGAGACTACTCTTACACCTATGTTCTTACACTAGATAGCGCTGGTGCTGGATTCAAAGTTGGTGATATTGTCACACAAACACTATCAGATGGCGTGACTATGAGAGGCGAGGTGTCTAAGTGGTCAGACTCAGATAATAAACTACATCTAATTCATGCTGGCGCGGATGATGGAAACTATCATACATTTGCTTCATCACTCACAATTGGTGATTCTGCTTCTAACTTTGTTCTTGTTTCTTCTGTCATTGAGGATAATAAAATTAGTCAGAATGAACAGAATACTGACTTTAGTACCATTGGTGCTGACTTCTTAGACTTCACCGAGGATAATCCATTTGGTGATCCGGAGAATAACTAATGAACGATATATTTGATTTTGGATTTACAGCTGTAGATGAAGAGGAACTACAGGCAGTACAGAAAACTGCAGCTGCTGCGAGTGATGCTGAACAATTGGCGTTGACTACACAAGAAAGATTAGATAAATTATATAATGCTGTTGTGCCACTCTTAAATAATCTTAAGAAGAATCCAGAGAAGGAATACATTCTTTGGCCAAATAGACTAGCAAAGGTTGAAGAGTTCGAAACTCATCTTCAATCAATTTACAGGGGTTAATAATGTTTGGAACCCATTTTTATCATCAGAGGATTCGAAAGAGTGTAGCCGTATTTGGTACACTGTTTAATAACCTGTATGTGCTACGTAAGGATTCTTCAGGTCAAGTTATATCACAAGTAAAGGTTCCTCTTTCTTATGGGCCACAGAGAAAATTCCTAGAAAGAATCAGAGAGAATCCAGACCTTTATAACGATACAAAGGTGGCCATAAAGTTGCCTAGAATGTCATTTGAAATTTTATCGGTGACATATGACCAAGGTAGACAGCTTCAGAAAACTAATACCTTTATGCAAAGTGGGATCAATATTGGTTCACGTAAAAAGTTTTATAGTTTTGTTCCTTATAATGTGGGATTTCAGTTAAGCATCTACGCTAAAAACCAAGATGACGCTCTGCAAATTGTAGAGCAAATCCTGCCATATTTTAATCCACAATATACAGTTACAATAAAACCCATTGATGGTTATCCGGATATTAAAGAGGATATGCCAATCACACTTACCTCTGTAGACTTTGCTGATGACTATGAGTCGCAATTAGAGACACGAAGAACTATCATATATACATTGACATTTGATATGAAAATTAACTTCTATGGTCCGATTACAGATAGTAAGGTTATTAGAACATCTCTCACAAACCTTTATGAACAAAATAGAGGTCTAAGAGATTCAGACTTACAGGTAGCTAAGTTTAGAACACGACCAGATCCATTCTCAAGTTCAGCCGACAGTGATTTTGGGTATATGGATTCATCTGATTATAATTATTTGTTTGATTTTGATAGTGCATGATATGGAAGATGATAAGAAAACAGCTGATAACGACTTTGAATATTCGCGTAGAATATATCATGATCTTTTAGCTAAAGGCTCAGAGGCATTAGAGGATATGATGGAGGTGGCTAGGGCTACTGAACACCCGCGGGCATTTGAAGTGTTGTCTAATATGATGAAGAACGTTGGTGACATTAACGGTTCGCTTATGGATCTGCACAAAAAGAAAAAAGATTTTAATAAGGAAGATAAAGCGGCTGAACTTCCTAATAATACAACAAACAACGTTTTTATAGGATCTACTACAGATTTACAACGTATGCTTTTAGATGATGAAAATGATAGTGAGAATATAATTGACATTAGTGATTACAAGAAAGATGAATGACACATATCTCGGCAATTCTAATATTAAAAGAGATGGCGTAACACATAACTTTACTAAAAATGAGGTTATGGAATATAAAAAGTGTTTACAATCACCTTCTTATTTTGCTGAGAAATATTGTAAAATAATTCATCTCGATAAGGGACTAGTTCCGTTTGAACTTTATCCATATCAGGAGAGAATGTTTGAGCATTTCAACGACAACAGATTTAGCATTGTACTCGCTTGCCGCCAATCTGGTAAGTCTATTAGTTCTGTTGCCTATCTACTTTGGTATGCGTTATTCCATCCAGAAAAAGTTATTGCCATTCTTGCAAACAAAGGTGCGACGGCACAGGAGATGCTCGGACGAGTAACTCTCATGCTAGAGAACTTACCGTTCTTTTTACAACCAGGTTGCAAGGCTCTTAACAAAAGATCCATAGAATTTAGTAATAACAGTAGAATTGTATCAGCAGCTACGTCTGGTTCATCTATTCGTGGTATGTCTGTCAATCTTCTATATCTTGACGAGTTTGCGTTTGTAGAGAATGCTGCCGAATTCTATACATCAACCTACCCCGTTATCTCATCAGGTAAAGATACGAAGGTAATTATTACAAGTACGGCTAATGGTATTGGCAATCAGTTTCATAAAATATGGGAAGGTGCCGTTCAAGGCGTAAATGATTTTAAGGATTTTAGAGTTGATTGGTGGGATGTTCCTCAAAGAGATGAGGAATGGAAAAAACAAACCATAGCTAATACAAGCCAGCTCCAATTTGACCAAGAGTTTGGTAATACATTCTTCGGGACAGGTGATACACTTATAAATGCTGAAACGCTCATGAATTTTAGAGCACAGCCTTATAAGCAATTAATAGAAGGAAATAGTGTTTGGATCTACGAAGAACCAAAGAAAAATCATCAATACGTGATGACTGTAGACGTTTCGAAGGGAAGAGGACAGGACTATTCTACATTTAATGTGATCGATATTAGCGCTCGGCCTTTTAAACAGGTTGCTGTGTATCGCAATAACCTTATCTCTCCATTACTCTTCCCAAACATTATTTATAAATATGCGAAAGTCTATAACGAATCGTGGGTTGTTGTAGAATCAAATGATCAAGGAACAATCGTTTGTAATGGACTTTATTATGATTTAGAATATGAAAATCTGTTTGTAGAATCTACTGTTAAGTCAAATAGATTAGGCGTTGAGATGAATAGAAAGGTCAAACGTATTGGTTGTTCTGGTCTAAAGGATTTACTTGAAGAGAATAAACTAGAGATTGTAGATCATAATACAATACTAGAGTGTTCTACATTTGTAGCAAAAGGATCATCCTACGAGGCTTCAGACGGTAACCACGATGATCTGGTGATGAATTTAGTTATGTTCGGCTATTTTGCTACAGGTAACTACTTTACACAGCTTACAGACGTTGATATAAAAAACATGATGTTTGAGCAGCAGATGAAACAAATTGAGGATGATGTTCTGCCATTTGGATTCATAGATGATGGAATCGACATGGTCGAAAGAGAAGACGAACTTGATAACTGGCAAACTAGAAAACTGTCCGAAGAGTGGGGCTCAATTTACTAAAAATTAAAATATATAAATAGAAGTAATTGAATTCCGTATTATGTAAACTTATAATTCGATTACTGGAAAAGGAACGAAACATGGCAATTGGTACACCTTCAGAGTCTCCAGCTATTGTCGTCAAAGAAGTTGATCTTACAGGCGGTGTGCCTAATGTACAATCGACAACTGGCGCGTATGCTGGCGAATTCCGCTGGGGTCCTGCTGAGGTAGCAACTCTAGTCTCAAATGAGGCTGAGCTTGCAGAAACATTTGGGGCGCCTAGCGATAGCTATGCTGTAGACTTCCTGTCTGCTGCATACTTTCTTAAATACGCCAATGCATTACAAACAGTAAGAGTTGTTGATACAGCTGCGGTAAACGCATGTGACAGCAGTGCTGCTGCAACTCAAATTAAAAACAGTGATGCTTGGAATAACGGAACATTTTCATCGGGTAACGTTTTTGCGAAATACCCTGGTGATTTAGGAAATTCACTACAAGTTGTTTGGTCAGATGGAACAAACTGGGCAAATTGGACAGCAGCTTATAAAGCACAATTTGATGGAGCTCCAACTGGAGAAGAACATCACGTTCTAGTGCTTGACCAAGATGGGGTTATTACAGGAACAGCAGGTACTGTTCTAGAAAGATTCCCATATGTCTCAGCTACTGCATCAGCTACTAATACTGATGGATCAAGCAACTACATGAAAGAGGTCATTAACAGACAGTCTGAATATATTTGGATGAATAACGTAGTTGATTCTACAGGTAGTTATTCACTCGTAGGTGGTGTTAAGAGTAACGCATCTACAACAGACTATCTTACAGGCTTCGATGCCTTTGAAGACAAAGATACTATTCAACTAGACTTCTTGATTGCACCTCAAGCTGATTCAGGTGATACACTCACAACTCTTGTGAATGACCTTATCACGACAGCAGGAACAACTCGTAAAGATGCAGTCGTTGTATCTTCACCAGCAAGAGACACAGTTGTGGGCGTAAGCGATCCTGTAACAACAACCGTCTCAGATGCAGGTAACTTGACATACAGCTCATATCTATTCATGGACAACAACTACTTGAAAGTCTATGATAAGTATAATGACAAATATGTTAACATCCCAGCTGCTTCATCAACTGCAGGTATCATGGCTGCTTCTGACGCAAACTCTGCTCCTTGGTTCTCACCAGCAGGTTCACGTCGTGGTGCATATGTAGGAGTCACATCACTAGCTTATACACCGACAAAAGCTCAAAGAGATACTCTCTATAAAGCAGGTATCAACCCTATTGCAAATCTTCCTGGACAGGGTGTATTGATTTATGGTGATAAGACACACATGAATAGACCATCTGCATTTGATCGTATCAATGTCCGTCGTCTATTCAATGTTGTCGAAAGAGCCATTGCTACGGCAGCTAGAAACACATTGTTTGAACTGAACGATGAATTCACAAGAGCTGAATTTGTAAACATCGTAGAGCCATTCCTAAGAGAGATCAAGGGACGTAGGGGTATCACAGACTTTAGAGTCGTATGCGATGAAACAAATAACACTGCAGCAGTGATTGATAGAAACGAATTTGTAGCTAATGTGTTCATTAAGCCTGCACGTTCTATCAACTACATCACTCTAAACTTTGTAGCGGTCAGATCTGGTGTTGACTTCGAAGAAGTCGCTGGAAGACAGGTATAAGGAGATAGAAGATGGCAGTTTTAGGCGTTGATGATTTCAAAGCAAAACTACGTGGTGGTGGTGCTCGCCCAAATTTATTTAAGGCGACAATTAACTTTCCGGGTTATGCAAATGGCGATGTAGAATTAACATCGTTCTTGTGTGAAGCAGCTCAGTTACCTGCTTCTACAATGGGTACAATTATTGTTCCTTTCCGTGGTCGTCAGTTAAAGATGGCAGGTGATCGTACATTTGATGTATGGACACCGACTATCATTAACGATACAGACTTTAATGTTCGTGACTCTATGGAACGTTGGATGAACGGTATGAATGCACACTCTGCAAATACTGGTCTAACAAATCCTGTTGATTATGAAGCTGATCTTATTGTCGAGCAAATTGACAAAGACGGATCAACATTAAAGACTTACAACTTTAGAGGGTGCTTCCCAACAGCGATCTCACCAATTGATTTGAGCTATGCAGCTGAAAACGATATTGAGAGATTCTCTGTTGAGTTCCAAGTACAATACTGGGAAGCAGCAACAACCTCTTAAAACCACTATAAATATTTTGAGGGGCTAAAAGGCCCCTCTTCACTTAATATTAGGAATTACCATGGCTGAACAGAGTGGACTTAGATTATTTGGGTTTGAAATAAAAAGAGCATCAGACAAGAGTGCAGAGAAAATGCAGTCTATTGTGCCTCCTGTTGATCAGGATGGTGCTGGATATGTAACTGCCGCTGGTACACACTATGGTACATATGTAAATTTAGGTGAGGGTGACCACG